ACCCGTCGCAACGTTAACCTTCAAATATTCCAGATGTGACCACTCGGACACCTCAGAAGGCCAAACGCTGTTGGCGACTCGTAGCGGTGCAATTACAAGCACCTTGTTAACTGTAAAGCTATCAAGCAGGTCGCTAACAGCGGTTAACGTCGTAACAGTCTTACCTAGCCCCAGGTCAAGAAGCATGAACACGCGCTTTTTATCTTTGATAAACTCAACGCCTTTACGCTGGTATTCGTGCAAATCTTCACGGCATAACATTAATAAAATCCTCCAAATTGTCAATGACGTGGACAGTTGCGCCCTTTGCCCGTATCTTTCCGATGGTGTGAAGCTGGTACTTGGTTGGCAGCTTACCAGGTGCTTTAAATTCAACGTAGACGGTTAAGCCGTCGCGTATATAAAGCCTATCGGGTACGCCTCTTTGCTGGGGGCTTGAAAACTTGAAGCCTAGCCAGCCGTTAGCCTTTGCCCATTTGCTGCAATTTGTTTCAATAGTCGATTCACGCATAGCCAACACCTTTTAATAATTCTTCGGCCATCGCAATGTAACGTTTATAATCAACGTCGGCGGGCATTGTATCGGGTAACGTCATTAGCGGTTTAGCGCCGTCTGATTTGGGAACCTTGTTGCCGTTTTTAACGTATTCAATGTTTACGCTCAAATCAACGTCTTTGCTGTAGTAAAAGCGAACAGCTTTGCCTAGATATTCATCACGCCACTTCGCGCCGCCTGTTACTTTGCGAACAGTGACAAATTGCGTAACGTCTTTACAGTTCACAATTGTTTCGCTTAAAGGTGTCCCGTTTGATAATCGTTCCCCCACTGCTGTAAAACAGACATTGCAATCAGGGTTTTTAGCAAGTCCGCCGGAAGCGAAAACACCTTTCCTTTTAAGTTCGCCCTCAGTAGTTACAGCAACATAGTTGTTAACGTCTCGGCTTGCCAATGCTTTGTAATGTGTTTCTTCCAACTCGTATGACGTTGATAGCATCCAGTCAAAGCAGATGTTACGCATAGTGTCAACCTGATCCGCTTTACACTTAACAACAACGCCGTCGGTGTTTGCGCTATACACTCGCAGACCCGCAAGCTCAAACGCTTCGATCAGCATCAGGAGCGCTAACTGTCCTGTAACAGTAGTCTGCAACATCAACTCAGGCGCGTACAACGCTGACCATTTAGAGCCAAGCTTACCAAACGATCCGTTAACAACGATTTTAAGCGTGTTAGCTGTCACCTTGTCGCCCGAATGCTTTGCTCTTATACGTCTATCAACAATAGACTGATAGACTTTTAAGAACGGCGCACCCATTGATTTTGGGGCGAGTGCTTGCTGTAGAATGATGTTGGGGTAATAACTGGCAACATCAACATCAATTAAATGCTCATCTTTACCCGCGATAACCGTTTGTGCCTTTTCGCAGCTATGCAAACCGCCAATACCCATAGTATATTCAGCCTGTCCTATTTTAATTTTACTCTTTGCGAGTTCGGGCGGCATCTTAACGGCACCGTTTGCGCCAAGACCAAAGCTGATATCCAATACAGTTTTGAACATTTTTTGCAGTTGTTCGGTTTGAAACTCGACAATATGCGGATCTTGATATTTGAAAGTAATGCCATCGGGTAGCTCAGGTTTACGGTACTGCTTGCCCGTTTGTTTTTGTAGCTCAGATTTGATCACCGTCTCGGCTATTTGTGCGTCTGATTTAGAGCGTAAATCTACGCCGTATTGTTTGGACATTGATACGCGCAAAGCAACCTGCTTTTCAAGTGACTTGTACAGTGCGTAGGTTGTTTGTAAATCGTTTACGCAGTAATCGCGCAGAGTTGCACGTTCAGCGGGTGAGATTAGGGCAGCGGGTTCGATGGGCAGGTCTTGAATAGTAGCGTAATGCAACCGACCACCGTAAACTTTGAGGCTGACCATACCAGGGGCGACTTCTATGATGTCGATGTGATCCCATCTATCCGGTATTTTCAGTTTATAGTCGCGGCAAATCATCCACGACGGCGCGTTGCTTTGTATGATCTTATCGCACAAGCCTTTTAGTTTTGATACTGGCCAACCACTAAGCGCGGCGACGATGATAGGTAAATCAAAGCTGTTGCCGTTAAAACTCAGTGTTGTATTGCCTGACATTAGTTTCATCAAAGCGGGTTTGTTTAAGGGTTGACCCTCGTACATTTCAAAGTGTTTAACTTTACCATTTGCGGAGTTTAAAGCGGAGAGTAAAAAATAATTTTCGTATATTTCAACGTCTATCGTTATCAAGTTCATTATAGGGGTAGCCTATTTAAAGTTAAAAAAACCGCCCGGAGGCGGTTAGAGTTTAGATTGTATACTAATCCATAAAGCCGTCGTCGTCATCATCAAAGGCGTCAAAATCGTCATTGGATGCGCTTGTGCTATCCCCGAACATTTCACCATCTTTAAAGAATTGAACACCCAAGAGATTAGCGTTTACACGTTTACCGAAGTTGTTATTTTGGAACCATAATTCAACAACAGCATTCACATAACAACCCGCATAAGGTTTACCGTCGTCCTCTGCAAGAGGGCTTTTATCTTTGTCGATAATCATAGGACGTTTGTTGTTAGACGCTTTAAAAGACATGTTGCCAGCGTAACCGTCGTATTCAAAATCATCACCGTCTTTGAAACAAAGCTTGTCGGCTGGTATCTTTGCGCCTTTAAGATTTGCCGCAATACCTGATTTAATCGCAGCGTTAATTTGCTTGATTGTGTCAGCGTGGTCAGTTTTATTTAAAAGGAATGTGGCCTCAAACTTTCCAACATCACCGTTAAAACTTGCGCGTTGAAATAATGAAGGGAATGAAAGACGTACATTGTTAAGTTTAATTTTAGCCATTTTTAGTTTTACCTTGTAAGTTTATTTTAGTGTTCAACATTGAACGAGTTAAGTATTACTTAACTAATCCTAATTAGCAAGCATCAAAATCATTTTCTTGTAAATTAATTGCAGGACGTTTATCAGACTCAGGCGCAAGTGTCGGTTTGCCAGGTGGCTTAACGATAAAATCAGCGATTGTGAGCGCATTCTTTTTACCCACTAGCTTTTCGGCTTGGCTAACAGATATGAACGATTTTTTGAATAAGGCCTCATCGTCATACTGTTCACTAAGGGTAGCAATCGCGCTGGTTTCATCTGACCATTTGCGAAGGCTTCGACCCTCAACGATTTTAAACCCGTCAAAATCTCGACCCTCTGTTAAACGTTCAACAATATGAGCCTCAACAGAGTCAAGCCAGCCTGTTATCAGTTTCTTATGCTGTAGGGCTTGTTTAAGCTGTTCGTCTGTTAGCTTGTCGGTAGGTGGCATGGTTGCCGCGCCCACATCATCGAACATAGTAATGATAGCCGTCTCTGTCAACGTCTTTAATGCTGGGCATGTGGGTTTAGCTTTGCACCATTGGCACGCTTTATCGCTGGCGTTGCGCGGTGCGTTTGGCTCCAAACACTCTGCAGCTTTGCGCTTTACTTCTTCGCCCCAGGTTAGCAAATCGTTTACGGTTATCGTCCATTCACTCACATGGTCGAGTCTTGGCTGGTGTATGGTGACTTCGATTGTGTCTATGTCGTATATGTGCCCAAAGTCTTCATAAGCGCCTAATGCGTACAACATGGCCTGTGTGTTGTCTTCGGCATCTACGCGCAAACCTTGCCCGTATTTGAGGTCTATGACGCGAAGTGTCCCGTCGTCTTGTATGATCATGGCATCACAAGTGCCGAAACCCTCAGGAACCCACGGGCTAAAGTCAACACGTACCTCATACATGTGTTCGCCTGTGAACTGTAAAACGTAATCGACATAGGTTTGCACATGGTCGGACATCTCTATGCCAACCTTGAAGCCTTCAAACGTTTGCCCAATCTGGCTAGCAGCATCAACACTATTAACCAGACAATGTTCAGCCAAAGCGTGCGCGGCTGTTCCCTCTTGTGCAAAAAATGATGATTTATCCCGTACACCCTTTTCAGCGTTTACGCTACCAGGGCAGTTAAGCCAACGGGCCGACCCGCTTGCTGATAATTTAGCATGAGCTGTCATTATTTAAACCCTATTCTGAAATCATGATAAACGTCACGTATTGGCATTTTTAAACCTTGCGGGGTGAATATGTAAACACATACGGGGAACTTCGGGCCTTGTTTTTTGCCGTTTTTATCAAGAAACTCGGTGCCGTCTGGACGTAAAAAGTTTAATCTAAACGGCATGTGGATCACTGTGTCAGCATGTAAGCGTGCAAACCTTGTGTATTCCACTTCTGGCTTATCAGGGATTAGCATTAGTGTTGTGTTGCCTCTCAAGGATTCCCTCCATGATTTATCTATCCAGGGATTTATATCTGAATATGGAGGGTTGCACCAATTGGTTTTATGCCATGTAGTTTTTAACCCACTTAAGCCTAACTCAAGAGTTAAGAAAGTTTCAGCCTTTGCGGTATTAATTGCACAGCATACGTCTAAATCAATCTCTAAGCTGGTAAAGTGCTCAAGCGATTTAATAAACCACCAAGGAGTTTGGGCGCAATCCTGTTCACTTTCTGGCGTTGTTGTGTTGTTTAAGTTCATTTGTCTTGCGCTCCAATTATTATAGAAGCTGCTAAAAATATATTTAGGCTTATAAAGTTCTCGCTGTGTCCTGTGACTATTAACGCCGCAAGATTTAGCACTGCTATAACTAAGCACCCTATTTGAATTTGTGTTTTTGTAATGTTCATTATTTTGCACTCCAATTCTTTAACGTTGAATTCATTAGCACATAATGAGCATTTAACGCCCGTAACTTCAAACTCTTTATATAAGTCATACCATGATCCATCGGGGCATGCTTGGGTTAAAACTTGGCCTTCTTTGTTGTGATCACGATTTGATGTATCCCTAGAATCTAAAATATTAATTAAGTTGTCGCACTCTGGGCAATCTACCCATATTTCTATGTCTAATCTTGCGCTTACAGTTTTCATTCTATTTAAACCCCCTTTGGTGGGGGTAACATATAACCGTCTTTACCTAGACGGTTGACACCTGTATAACCTTTCACCTGCCAGCGCGAACCTTTCCGGACGATTCTCATAACTTCACCAGTTCAGCTTTAAACGCTTCAAGGTTGTCAGCGTCAAGGTCTGACACTTTGCTAGCTGAGTGTTTAGCCAGTAGGGCTTTGATTTTAGGTTTACGCTTCATATCTTCGCGCACCATCGACATAATGAGGTCTTGCAACTCTTTGTGTGTTAATGCGGGCGCGGTTTCTTCTTCTTCTGCGACTTCTTGAACGACTTCGGCGGCGGGAGCATTGCCCAATTTAGCTATGTTTAGGTTTAAAGCGTTGATAGCTGCAGTTAGTGTTTCTATTTGTAGTTCTAATGACATTTTAATTTTACCGTTTAGTTATTTAGGAAGCATGAGTATAGCTTATGGTAATGAGATAAGCTATACTCATTACGAAATTAATTAACAGGGGTATAAAATGAATGATGTGATTGAACATTTTGGCAATCAGGCTGAATTGGCAAAGGCTTTAAAGGTGGACCCTGCGGCGGTTAGTCAGTGGCTATCTAATGGCTACATACCACCAAGGCGAGCGATTAAAATTGAAATGATAACGGGCGGTAAGTTTAAAGCGGTCGATCTAATAGGTGGTTATTAAATATGTTCCCATGCAATAACGAAAAAAGACCAACTGTCAAAGGTTGGCAGGAATATATAGGGGGCTGCAACTCCCCTATATATGGCTTACCAGTGCCAGCGGGTTACGTGGTCATAGATTTGGACACGTACAAGAATGATACACTAAAAGAGCAGGTAGCGGAATTTTTAGGCGTAGAATTAGACTGGGAAGGCGCTTTTTTACAAAATACCAAATCAGGCGGTGAACATTACGCATTCGAGACGGATGAAGTAATAAGGCAAGGCAGTGATATAAAGGATGCGCGAGGCAATAAAATAGAGGGTTTCGATATTCGCTCTGCGGGCAAAGGTTACATCTGCAGCGGTGAAGGGTACAGCGAATACTTGACAGAAGATGCTTTTTTCTTAATGCCAGAGTTACCAAAAGGCTTGCCTATTGTTGATGGGTTTGATTTGCAAATCACAGATGATGGTGATAGCGGTTTCAATTTATCAGATATTGAAATACAACCAATTGGCCTCGAAGATTATCAGATTAAAGCCTACCTGGATAAGCTGGAAGATTACCGGGCCAACAGCCAAGATGATTGGTTAAAGGTCGGGATGGCGATACACCATGAAACGGAAGGGGGCGGGTATGATCTCTTTGACGAGTTCTCTAAACGTAGCCCCGACAACTATGACGCCGACAAGAACGCTAAACGCTGGCCGTCGTTCGGGGGCAAAGGTGCTGCAGGCGTGACCTTTGCAACAGTCATTAAAATGGCGGGCGGGCGCGATGTTATCGCAACGGCTGAGACAGAACAAAAAGCCTTGACGCTTGAATCTGCTGAAACTGTTGACGATATTAACAAGGTTATAGCCGACACAGCCAATTCAAGAATGGACGCGCTATCGTTGGAAGTGTTACTTAAAAAGATCAACGCAAAGTATAAACTTATCACAGGTGATGCGCCGGGGATTGCAGCTATTAAGAAGCTGTTAAAAAGCAAGAAGGACACCACCAAGACAGGTAGCTATGTTGATGATTATGTATTCATAACCCACAGTGCGGAATATATGGACAGAGAAACCAAAGCTGTTATGGGTCCGCGCTCGTTTGATGTTAAACACAGTAGAGAGACGCCGCCAAACGGTGACGGCGAGAAGCAAGGCGCGACAAATTTCAGCAACGACATAATACAGTGTGTTGAAAATTCGATGTATGTTCCTAAGTTTGCGGACATCTTCAATCATAACGGGCTTGACTATATCAACCTGTACGCAAGGCCAGAGATTAAATTAGTTGATGTGGGTACGACTGACATCGTAGAGCGCATAAAAGGTCACATCGCCCACATGTTACCCGATGAGGCCGAACAAGACATACTGGTCAATTATTTGGCGCACAACGCGCAGCGACCAGGTGAGAAAATACAGTGGTCGATAGTTTTACAAGGTGTACAAGGCGATGGTAAAAGCCTGTTAGCTGAGATGATGCAACATGTGATGGGGTTTGCCAATGTCAGGCTGTTAAACGTACAGACGTTAGAGAGTTCGTTCACAGGTTGGTCAGTCGGGCAATGCATGACGTTTATCGAAGAACTGAAACTAGATAATTATCGAAAGTATGAGATCCTAAACAACCTTAAACCGTATATCACTAATGACGTTATTGAATGTACTAAGAAGGGCAAAGACCCCCAAGTGGTGGTCAACACCACCAATTACTTTGCATTGACCAACTTTAAAGACGCTTTACCGATTGATGATAATGATAGGCGGTGGTGTATATTATTCAGTCAATGGCAATCAGGCGAAAGATTAAAGGCGTGGATGGCTGATGGCAATCAGGATTATTACTCCAATCTGTACAGCGATATGAGGGACAATATTGGAGAGATTGCTAATTGGTTATTAAACCATAAAATACCCTCGTCGTTTAAAGCTATGAAACGTGCGCCGGAAACCGTTGCAAAAGAACGCATGAAAGACTTAACAAAGTCGGACGCAATGCTATTGACTGAGGACGCTATAAATGAATTTTGGTGTCATGATATCAACGATGAGGTTGTGAACATAACCAAGTTGACGAAAGAAGTTAAACACATTTATGCGGAGGGCTATGACAATTGGCCTAAAAATGCGGCGATAAAAAACGTTTTAATTGATATGGGATATCACAACATCGGACGTTATAAAGATGATGATAGAAAGAATCAAACAATATATTGCAAAGACGATCAACGAAAACCGCTAGCGTTTAAATAGAAAAAACCTCCTTTAAGGAGGTTTTTTTTTGGGGACGTATTAGGGACAAGGCCCAATATGATTAGGGACAAGGCCAAAATGCAAAGCCATTATTTTACAATCTGTCCGAAAAATAGGGGTTTGTCCCAGAAGTGTCCCAAGTAAAAATTTCTATTAGGGACAACCTAAATTGTTGTTTTTACTACCCTTTTCTATACTTGTCCCTAATTCCCTAATTAATATAAGAAATAGGTATAGAATACAAAATATGTGTTTTAGGTATGTATTACACGTTTATCCCCATATCTATAATGGTTTTCGTTTTTGCTTGGGACACAGGGACACAATCAAACTAATTGGTGAATAATACCACTGGTCAGACCACATAGGTCAATGTTGTGTGCTTTAATATCACCACTGAAACAAAACAACCGAGGAAGAATACAATGATAAAAATTACAAAAGGGCATAACCAGTACGTTTTGAACTCTGACACTGGCCTAGTCGTCACATTTGAAACCGCTGAAATGCTTTACGGAATGATGTTGGTTCTAAAGCGCAAAGTTGCTGGGGTGACGGTATCCATTGCCACTTTGATGGATGACCCGATGAATGAGGCGCTTGAACAAATGCATGAGTTAGATATCAAGGTGATTAAACGTGAAGATATCAAGGTGATTAAACATGGTTAAGCCAAAGAAGCAGCGAGCTTGGCGGCGTGAAGAAGAGGCGCTCATGTATAGAATGGGTAAGTCCAAGGCCTTGATCGCTGACATATTCGCATCGGTTGGCAGTAGGACGCAAGACGCTATCGAGATGAAGCTGCGCCGTATGGGTTTTAATTTTAAGAATGGGAGGGTTGTGTGATGAGTAACCAAGATATTTTAGATAATGCGCCAAAAGGTGCACTTGGAATAAAAATCATGGATGGTTTTTACAGGTGGATTCTGAAGGATAATACACAGTCGAAACTATACCATTGCGAAGACTTTCATAACTGCAACCAGATATATCGCTCACTAGCAGACATTAAGCGCATTGCAGAGCTTGAGAAAAGCCTTGCACGTAGTCAAACATTCATAAAATGCCATATTGAAAAGTGGAAAGATTGCAGAGAGTTGCAGCCTAGCTTGCAAGTACTGGCGAGGGTTTTGACAAAGGAGCAAGGGTAATGATTGATTTTAATTTTGCAGTACAAGGGGCAACAATTACTGGCGGCGTACTTATTTTGGCAGAAGATGTAAGGCGGGTGTTAGATAAAGCACAAGTTGAACTCAATACGGCTAATGAACGCATTGCAGGGCTTGAGAAGTCAGGAAATGAAATGGCAATTATAATCGCGGATTTAAGAGCGCATTTAAAGATTAGGGGCAAGTAATGGATAAACTAACAGACCGTGAGCTAGCAATCTATGATTTGATCACAACAACCTCGTTAACGCGTAAAGAGCTAGCGGACAAGATCTTTATGTGCTACTCGAACTTTGCACGATATGAAGACAAGATTTATAGAAAGTTAGGTATGGCCAACCGAATAAAGCTTATTTTTGCACGATATGAAATAAGCTAACAGTTTCACCAGGCATAAAACAAATTGACTTGCAGGGTTCGTTAGCGCGGAGGTTCCTGTAATTAGTCAGAAGAAAACTGACTTTGCTTGGGTTTTTTAATTAGAATGTAAGTGGTGAGTGAGATGCAAATTAATTATTGGGATTGCAAGTTTTGTGACTACAATGAAGAATGGGACGGGGAGGAAGAAATAAGAATATACGGATGCTCAAATAAAGAAAACGGCAGTTATTGCCAAGTTAATAATAAATGGAACGATAAAAAGGGCGAATGCATACACGCCATAAACGTCACATAAGGACAAAACAAATGATGGTTGTAATGCTTGTGCTAGTGGTTTTTATATTTGTGCTGCTTGGCGCTTTGATGGGAGATAAAAAACAATAACCTCGTTTTGGATTAGTGATATAATCGCATTATTAGTTTATTAATCTGAATTTATGAGGCTTTAAAGAATGGCTATTGCAACACAAAACACACGACTGGCAACAATTGGCAATCATCCCAAAGAGATTGGAAAAAAGGCGCTAAGAGCAATCAGCGAGTTAAATGTCGCAGTGGTCGATGCATCTAAGTTTACTGCTTACATGAATGATCCGGTCAGCGTATTAAGTATTGATTCAGACGATAGGCTCGAATACTCCAAAATATTCCGAGATGCAGTCGCCAATTTAGCGCCGGTACTGCAAGCACTCGGCAAGCTTCAAGCGTTAGACAGCGGCACCACCACAAAGGCTGATTACATTGCGGATATGGTGGCAGGCGGTTTTGACTTGGCAGAATATAGCGCACAGTTCGAGTAATTTTAAATGGCTTTCACAGCATCAGATTGGGGGCAAGGTCGGTTATTAACTGGCCTTACACCTGGTAGTTCATTAAGCGGATTTACCGCAGTAATTACTAAAGATAATTTGCCCACATCTGCATTAGATGCTGGGTCTTTGTCGTGCCTGAACGGTGGCGGTGATTGGCGGTTTAGTACAGATATAAACGGCGCTACTCAACTGCCATGTGAAATTGTTACTTGTGTAACCAACGTTACCCCATCATCAACTGAGTTTGTCGCGTGGGTTAGGTTCCCCACTTATGCAAGCGGCACCCGAGAGGTTTACGCTTTTTGGAATCGTGCGGGGCAAAGTCAACCAGCGGTAGGAGCGGTATTTGGTAGGAATGCTGCTTGGGTTGATAACGAGAGACGCTATCACTTTGAAGAAGACCCCTCTGTATCTGATATGGTTGATGCTTCCGGTAATGTTGATGGTGTTAGGGTTGGTGCTTTTGTTTCGGGCGATAAGGTGGCAGGGGCTATTGGTAGCGCTCTTAAATTTACACTTGATACAAATTATCTAACAAGTGGTGCGGTGTCGCCTCCAGCTAATCAGCCGAAAACTGTATCTTATATAACCCGATTCCAAACCTTATCATCCCAAAAAGGACTATTTGCATTAGCGGAAAGTGCAACTTCTAGCGTGCCTTCTGTTCTGCTTACTATGCGCTCTAGTAGCGTTGATACTTTAGATTCTGGCTCTTATAAAAATGTTTTTGTTCCTTCACTACTAACTAATTATAAAATAGATTATATATATGACGGCACGACAACAACCGTTTATGTGGATAATGTCGCAGAAGCATCTTATTCATCTGGAGATGGTGTTTTCTCATCTGGGGCGAACTTATATATAAACAGCGGTTACAGCAATCAAGCTGACCAAATAATATCTGAATTTGAATATAGTGATTACGCTAAAACCTCAGACCAAATATCATCTGAATACGATAACCAATCCGACCCAGCAACATTCTGGACTGAGGGCGCTGTATTTGTTCCTGGTGGTGGTGGTGCAAGTGCAGCGGTAACAATACCAAAACCTGTATTTTCATCTGCAGCCCAATCAATAGCGCCCATATTTAATGCAGCGGTTAGCTTTACAGTTAGCAAGCCAGTTTTTGCTTCAACGGCTCAGTCAGTTGCACCCGGCAATAATGGCGATGTATCTCTTTTAATCGCTAAACCTGTTTTTGCATCTACCGCACAATCATTGGCCCCTGTATTCAATGCTGATGTTGATTTAACAATAGGCAAACCAGTATTTACCTCAACCGCTGAGGCAATAGCGCCAATAGTTAACGGTTCGATTGCCTTTGCTATTGGTAAGCCTGAGTTTGCAGCGACCGCACAAGCCATTCCAGCGGGTGCAGGAGCCAATGCAAGCATATTCATAAACAAGCCTGTATTTGCGTCAACAGCCCAAAGCATAGCGCCAATCATAACGGGCGATGTTGCGTTCAGTATTAACGGGCCTATATTCTCAGCAACAGGTCAAGCGTTAGGGCCAAACACAAACGCTGATGCAAGCATTACAATCACTAAGCCACAATTTAACGCTGCAGCTCAGGCAATAGGCGTTGATAATAATGCCGCTGTTAGCTTTAATATTGCATCACCCATATTTTCTATATTTGCGGGCGGTGCAGTACTAGAGTATTATTACGCAAAAGGTACACAGATTGTATTGATTGAAAAATCTACAATTATCAAAGCCCTCAACAAATCACGAACTTTAGGAGTTTAGAAAATGTCAACAGGTGACACTACAGCAAGAAATAGCAGAGCATCCGATTTTTCAGCGGATTACACAGCAGCGTCATTACTTATTAAAGTTGGAGCTACTACAGTCGCAACTCATACGCTGGCAGGATTTGGCGCACCCGCAACGGGCGTTATCACTGCAGACCCAATAGCTGATGAAACGTATAGTGCAGGCGGTACAATATCAAGTGCAGAATTAACCGATGCTGCAGGAACCTATACATTGACTGTAGGTATAGCTGCATCAGGTGCAGATGTTATTTTTGATACACTCACAGCGGTTCTAGGCGGGACATCTAAAGTGAATAGCCTAGCGGTTACATTCCCAGCATGATCGGGTGGTTGAAGGTTCTTAAAGTTGGCAAGGTTGACCGGTATAGCGTTGACCTAACCAGCTTTGCAGATGGGCAGACTATAACGTCTGCCACCTTTGCCAGCGAGGGCGGATTAGTCACTATCGGCACAGCAGACATTGACGGCAATATCATAAGCGCATTGTTTACAGGCGTAACTGCAGGCACTGATTTTATTGATATTGAATATGCAACAGCGACCAGGTCAGACTGTTTAAAGCCTCAGCTAGTTATTAAAGATTGTTAAGGCGCTAAAATGAAAAAAGACAAGGGCGGTAGGCCGACATGTATGACCCCCGAAGTAATCCAAAAACTAGAGGATGCCTTTGGTTGGGGTTGTACAGACTTAGAAGCGTGCTGTAATGCTGATATCAGCAAGAGTACGTTGTATAACTATTGCGATGCTAACCCAAAGTTTATGGAGCGAAAAGAGACGCTAAAAAACCAACCTGCCATGAAGGCTAGGCGGGTTATAGATTCAGCACTCGATGACGGCGATATAAACACCGCTCATAAAGTGATTGACAGGAAAGAAGGGACTAAGATTAAGCAAGAGCTTACATCACCTGACGGTTCTATGACGCCAACGTTTGCGGGATTGTATGGCAAGCCTAAATCCTAATCTAATCGACTTCTGGTTTGATGGTGAACCAGTGCCAGAGAATTACATCAAAGCCCGAAACAGGGTTTTGTATGGTGGGCGTTCATCGTCTAAATCATGGGAATTCGCAGGGATGGCGGCGAACATTGGGGCGCAATGCACTACTAGGTTTTTATGTGTTAGGCGATTTCAGAACAAAATAAAAGATTCAGTTTATACACTAATTAAAAACCAGATTTCTGCATTTGGACTTAGTTCAATATATAACGTCATGGCATCATCCATTGAAGCCAGCAACGGCACAGAGTTTAGCTTTTACGGTATTGAGCGCAACACTGATGAAATAAAATCATTCGAGGGCGCTGATGTATTGTGGATTGAAGAAGCACACAACCTCACCAAAGATCAATGGGAAATATTAGAGCCTACAATTAGGAAGGAAGGCTCTGAAATATGGATAAGTTTTAACACTAAGCTGATAACTGATTTCATCTATCAAAAGTTTATAGTCAACACGCCACCAAACACCATAGTCAGGTTAGTTAATTACCCTGACAATGAATTCCTATCAAGTACAATACTCGACGTAATAAGCGCAAAAAAAGAAGAAGACCTCGATGAGTATAATCATATTTATATGGGTGTACCCTTACAGGATGATGATAACGCGGTCATTAAAAGGTCATGGATTGAGGCGGCTATTGATTACCATGCAAACTTTAACAGCGCGATGAATGGCGCTAAAAGTGTCGGTTTTGATGTGGCAGACAGTGGCGCGGACAAGAACGCTACAGCATCATTTGACGGCGCTATATGCACAGCTATTGATGAATGGAAAGGGCAAGAGGATGAGCTTAATAACTCAACTCGCAGAGCATGGGCGACAACTGCAAACGGTCGGCTAATCTATGACAGCATAGGCGTCGGCGCTAACGTAGGTTCAACACTAAAAGATATGGGTGTACAATCTGCAAAATATGATAAGTTCAATGCTGGCGGCGAAGTTATAAACAAAAAATATAGCTATGCGCCAGGAATAACCAACGGCGAGAAATTCGAGAACGACGAAACCGAAGAGAATGGCGGGAGAGGAAGAGAAAGAGGAGAACGGCGACGAAGAACGAAGAGTAAGGCGGGAGAAAAAGAGAAAGAGAAGAACGACGAGGAAAGACGAGCGCCGGA